TAATTACGCATCTTTATATAATCTTCTCTGATCTTTCCATAATTATCAGTGAAGATCGAAGTATCTATTTTACTAAGACTAGGATCAACAAACATTATCTTCAAAAAATTGTTTGATTATTTATTCTTCCATCTTCCGAAGAATATAACCTAACAAAATACCACTGCACCATGCAACGTAGAGGTACATTGTGTAGGAGACAAACTCCCAAAATTCATTAAGCGGCATCTTCTTCTTCGTGATCGTAGGTTAATCTACAGTCCCAAGCATAATCTTCTTCCCACTCTGGTTCATATAGTGGGCAAGGTTCTTCAAATAGATGACCCATCCTCAGTTGCTTGATTCTCTCTTTCAATCCTTTGTAAAACTCTCTCTTCTCGTCTGGATTCATCTTCTGCTTTCGTTTAAAAAGTACTCTGGAACTGGACATCCTTTAAAATCATTTATCTCATCCACTGCCAAGACAAACATGGTACAAAACCCAACACAAAAGGCAAACAACATTTGTGGGAAGTTATAGTTTCCCATGTATGCTGTTGGATCAGGTTCATCATCATGAGGATGAATCATCTTTGCGATTTCCTCTGATCGCTTCTTCGATTTGTCTTCTAACTCTGTCTCTTGCTTCTGGGTTTTCGGTTTCTTTTCTGGAGTATCCATGTTTTTGATGATAAATGAAGTGACCTTGACATATCATAGTTACTCCAAAAACAAATAGGAGTACTACACCTATCCAATCTATAATGTAATCTTCAGCCATGGTAGTAGAGGTGGTATCACTCCAATGAGTCTGAGAAGACCTTCACTGAAGAGTCCAAGAATAAAAAATCCAACAAACATACTGATGATTCCAGCGTTACGATTATGTTTTCGTATTGCATCATCAATCATCACCTGAACCTCTTCTTTAGTAGTATAACTAACTGGTGGAGGTGGTTTCTTAAAAATTGACATCACTCTCCTCACTCCTTTTCTCAAGATCTTCTAAACGTTTTGCCCATGTATCTCCACCATCCTTTCCCTTCATAGGATTAATACATTGGTAATCACCCAACTTGTTGCATACCAATCCTGCCAGGTCTAACTCACTTCCCTTGTTGCCTGTTCCAGACCATCGGTGCTCCCCATTTATCCAGACCGCACCACACTTAGGACATTCCTTCCTCTCAAGTTTGAGGTCGGAGAATTCCCTATCGTTGGTCATCATTAATCTCCTTGATTAGTTTAGTGTAGTCTTCCGTGTCTTTTAAAAGTCTCCTTCTCAGTTTCCTCTCAAGGAAGAACATCCGAATTCTGACTATGACAAATCTAAATTGCAAATCTAGATAAGCAAAGACTCTCAACGTACCCTCAACTCCACCGTATGCAATCATTAGTAGAACAACTAATATTGCAACATAAATCCCAATAAGAGAAGACGTGTATGTAGTAGATGGATCCATTAAGGCACAGTGCTACGTTTACTTATAAAGTCTATATATGACAAAGTTGGTTGTCAACCACAATTTTATGCTATAATGTGATCAAATTCTAACTTCACGTAATGAATCTTATAGATAAGTATTTATTCGGACTGGGGTATGAAGACGACAGTGAATTAATCGAACCTGGTCAAAAGTTACAAATAAAGATACCTTTTGAGTTTGATAATAAACAGATTAATATCTGTCCGTTCATCGTACCCTACTATACAAAAAAGAGTTATCTCGATGTAGAACTGAAGGCAAATCTAACAGATAGAATTCCACAAGACGAATTAGACTTTCGCATGAAGTGTCTAATAAAAAATATTCAATTTGACAAACCTGGTAGATTAGGTGAGATGGGTTGGGAAGCAGAGTATATAACTGATCCAAGTCTTTTTACTGCATCAGAAAGAGCACGTATCGCAGTATCATCCTTCAAAAAATTTAGAAAGTTAATTCTAAAAGGAGATTGGTTAGATGGAATCAAAAGTCAACCAGGAGACATAATTGTATCTCACCCTCTAGGAATTAAATTTGACCAAGGGTTCACCGAAGATTCTGAAAGAGAAGGAACCTTTCAAAGAAGTGTTCTCTCTAAGAAGGTCTTTAGATTTGGAGAAGTAAAAGAAGATGGTATGCAATATGCTATCATCGGAGATGACTTAGATATGCATCCTATCTAACATCAAAATCTAATTTACGAATCTTTCTCTTACGACGATTCTCTTGCCAGACCCTATCTTCTCTTGATAGTGTGTCTGGTTTTTTATTGTCTTTAATTCCTTCTACAATAACAACTTGAGATAGATCCATAGCACCTACAGTATCGTCCACAACTTTCATCATGTTTGGACATCCACAACACTGCACCTTACTAGTGCTACGCAACTCTTTGTTGCACACTTTGCATCTTACTAACATTGTCTTTTCCTATAAATGCTTGATGACGGGATCGAACCGCCGACCGCCTCGGTGTAAACGAGATGCTCTACCGCTGAGCTAATCAAGCAAGGCTCCCCTTCCTGGGATCGAACCAGGGACTTAACGATTAACAGTCGTTCGTTCTACCGCTGAACTAAAGAGGATTATGTTCAAAGTATAACACTATGGATTATCCTTGTCAATACCCAATTCGTTCAAGTAATCGATCCACCACTGAGGATCTTTTTTTGTCTTCCACTGGGGAACTGAAATACCCTGCTCAGAATAATACTCTTCTAAAGCATTATCGATAATCTGTGCGATCTCCATATTCCTCTTCCTCTTCATCAACATCTGCATATGCGTCCGCCACGTAGGGTCCTCGTTTTCGTGAAGGTTCTTGTCTGACATAATCCTGTTCAGCATTGACAGCAGATACCCAAACAGCAAGTTTCATCACAATGAATATGATTACTAAAGGTGTGAAGCAACCTATCAAAATGATTGGATTCATCAACCCTACCCAAAGAGTAATATTATTTAGAGTAGTTTTTCTCTGTTAACTATATTATCAAAACAAAGACAATACCTAGGAGTAGATAAAGTATTATGAACTTGATGTGGTGTTCTACCCCAAAAGAAATGCATTCTATTGTGAGAGAACGATTCGTTTAAAATTCCCTCAGACTTTGTGTCGAGATAAAGTTGACAGACTTCTTGGTTTTGTGGGTTAACTTCTAAACCCCAAAGTCCTCTAATAATAACTTCTTCTTCATACTCTGGATCTGGATCAGTATGCCAACCAATACTCTTACCAGGTTCAAGAACACTAATACCACATCTCTGTCGTATACCTGCTTCCAAGCACATCTTAAACAAGGTTGGCATATACACTGCATTCTGCGTGTATATAATATCGTGATCAGGATCTACATATACTGCCTGATCATACACAACCTCAAGTTGTGCAAGGTCCATGGACTCATCATACTGACCAAATAAGGCAGCAACTTTCCACCCATTGTATGGGTTGTCTTTGATAGAAGTATACTCATTATCACTGTTCCAATTGGTATATACCAATTTATGTTTGGATGCCCTAAACTCATCTCTAATTGCTATGTAATTTTTTGCAAGTAGATTTAAATCAGGATTAATTTCATCTCTTGTAAAGAATCGACCCATGATGGAGTGATAAATGAATTCTTTGTCGGGTAAGGGATAAAGCATAATAAACGACTCAGGTAGGACTCGAACCTACGACCGACTGCTTAGAAGGCAGTTGCTCTATCCAACTGAGCTACTGAGTCATAGGTTAATTATATCAGTTAGATTCTGTCTCGTCAACCTCATCAACAGTAGTTGCCTTATTGATTTCTTCCTGATTCTTCTTGGCAAGTTGCTTTACATGCTCAACAGGAGTTCCAATATAGTTAGCAAATCCATCGAGGTCATTGTGACCCCAATCATTCATTAGATCGATAGGAACTAATTTAGACATTTTCTTTTAGTTGAATTGAAAGTTACCGTTACCAGACATCCATCCACCAGGACCAGTCTGGAAGTTCTCGGATCCACCAATAGGATCTCTTTGAACAGTTGTATGACCACCTTTAGTGGCAATCTCATACATCTTTTGATGAATATCACTAGATTCTTGTTCTCCAGATTCATCAAGAATTTGTTGATCTTTTACCGCATGATCATATGCTTCTTTAATCGTCAACTGCTTCTCAGAGAGATTAGGAGCAGGACCAAACCAAGGGTCATCATCGAGATATGCAGGAGCAGGAACACCCGTGTAATAGTTGAGAGCGTCTCTTTTGAATGATTCTCCTTCATCGTAGTAGTCCTCTTGGAGATCTCGACAATCAATGAGCGTATCATCAATAGAACATTGAACTGTCCAGGATCCACCTACACCACCATCCATATTAACAGTGATGTCTTGTTCCTCAGGTTTAGAGGAAAAGACATTTCGGATCGACTGAAGTGTTTTTTGGATCATGACAAGACCAGTTTCTTAGTGTATTCATTGGCATAGACTTCTCTATTGCCTTTAATTCCCCATCCTAACCAGTAATAGGCAGGAACCATGTATTGATGAACAGTTCTCCCACTACCCTCAAACTCAGGAAGATGGCGTTGGAAGATATTCTCGTTAATCATATAACGAGTTTGACCTTCTAAACTGCTAGGGTCACATCCGTATTTATTACAGAACTTTCCTAGGTTAACATATCTAGCAGTGGATGTCCATTGAATCAATCCATATCCACCAACATGACATTCATCATAAGTTACACGAGCACCACCTTCGCAAATGTCTGGTGTAAACCTACTCTCCTGACGAATGTTACCCATAATTGTTGCAAGGGCATTGCGATCAGTGATCCGAGTATGTTCCTGTAGTTCCTTCAAAACATACTGCTCTTCTGGAGAGCAGTCAGGACATTTCCATGATGGCAATTCAAACTTAACTACAGGAATCTCTACTTCCTGAGGGGCAGAACTCAGCATGGAGCTTCCAGCAATCGCTGTCAATGCAGCAATAGCAAAGAATTTCATAGCATTATTCAACACGACAAAGCGAGTATATCAGGGTTGTTTAGGTTTGTCAATAGCAGAGACTACAGGTGGTTCTTCATCTCTTTTTTTCTTGGCAGATCCATTGCCACCACCTGCCTTAGCAGGACTCAATCCGAACGCAGCTAATGATCCAGAAAACACAGAGGCTATAAAAGTTGGATCGAAATCCAAGATCTTATTTCCGTTAGGAAGTCTAACGTAACTGAATGTAAGAAGGGATGCTGACCAAATAAGGACAACAACTTTCACCAAATTACCAAGAACTTCACCCTTATCATCATCTTCCTTCTCTACTTCAGGCTTAGTATCAGCCATTTGTAGATTTGTAAGGCAGAAATATTTATTATTTCAATACGTCAACAGTGATGCATGTTTTGTTTATTTGATTGTACTTAATACAGAGATCATAACTTGAAGCGTGCTCCCACTTATGATATGTGGTTTTGAGTTGCTCCGTATAAACATTGCCGCTGACGCTTCTCATCTCATCTGCGACAACTGCTTTGATTAATGCGTCCCTAGTTAAGTTAGTCATACAAAATGCTAGGTATCCAACAAGCAAACCAGTATATTAATAGCAGTAAATGGAACTGTCAAGGTATTGCTCTTGGGTGGATTTTACTATTTAGGTATCAATACCTCTCCATAGACATGATTTCAATATCAGGTGATCCGTCATCTTCAAACCATTCTTGGAATTCATCGGCAAGAGCGAGAGCGTCTTGGACCTGACGTTGAGTAGTGTCACTGCTCTTAACCATGGTTTCGATGCGTTGGATTGCCCAATCATTAACCATCTTCACAAGTTCTTCAGTCGTCTTCTCTGCCATAGTAGTCTTTTCGGTAGTACCTGCTGAGAATGTTACTATTGTAGAAGAGTGGAGTCCCGTCGTCAAGGGCTTCGGTGAGGACGTTGTTGCCGAATAACTGTCGGGTTTCCTCAAAATTAGTTTTGCCCTTCGTTTTATGAAGGCTGATAATAGTTCTGCTAAA